TGGTTTACAGGTGCTGCAGCTACGTCACCACCTCCTGCGGCGGTAATATCTCCAACAACTTTACTTACTGGGGCATCGTAAATAAATTCGATTTCTCCAGTTTTTGCTTTAAGGATTGCATCTAAGCTCTCCTTGTTTTCGTTCAAAAAGTCCTCGAAGGCATCGTCAAACGTTTTTTCAGAAACTACTTTTTGGGATTCTATAAAATCCTGCAAAGCCTCGCCTTGCTTTATTAGAGTTCCCTCTAACTTAGTAATCTCATCTTTCGTTGCTCCGTTCTCAACAGCAGTATCTAACCTTTCGTTAGTTTCTTTAAATTTAAGCTCAAGAGCATCTTTAATTTCTTTATCCATGATAAAAATTTTAATTATTAAACTTCGTTTTTATAACAGTGACTCTTCGTCGGCTGTCATTCGGAGTTGTTTAAGTATCTCTTCGATGGCTTAATCTAATCCTAAGAATGCTTTAACGGCATCCAATTCTTTATTTTCAATTACTTCTATATCTTCTTCCTTTGCTGATAGAGTTGGTGTAATATGGTTTGACCCGTTTACTACGGCAGAGCCTTCAATAGCTTTCGCTTCGGTAACTGCGTAGAAATATCCTTTTCTATCTGCTTGTGCTTTATTTGCTATCTCAGGATAGTACTTATCCCAAGCGTCTTTGTATGCAGCGTGGTGTTCCTTCTCGGAGTTCATAGCAAAATACAACTTTACGTATCTCATTCCAACCGAATGATTATCAACGTTTCCTTGCTTGTATTCGGAGAACATAAAAGAATTTCGAGACTTCTTTACGTTTGAATCAAATACTAATGCTTGCGTTTTTCCCTCTATATCATATCCTAGCTCTTTCCAAGTAAACTCCTCTACATACCCTTTAAGGTCAGTCTTATCGGATATAACTTTATCGAACTTCATTTCGTGTTCTTGGATATGCTTTAGTCGCTTGTTCTCTTTTAATGATTTATCCCAAAGACCTTTAATATGTACGTCGTCATGGGAGTCCATTAAGTTAGTAGTATTGATAATAGCCTTTACCATTAACTCATCTGGATTCTCCGTATCCTTATTAAGCGTATCACCTTTGTAGGTCTCTCCCTCTAGTATTAGAATAGGAGCTACGTCTGTACCAAAGGTAGAGTCTGCTTCCTTGATAGCTAATTTCTTTTGATAGATATGCTCATCTACGTTTTTTACTAAGTAGTCAAATAACTCTTCCTGTGTCTCGAATTTGGGAACTTTAATTTTCATTTTGTTATGATTTTATTATCATCTATTTCTTTATTCCTCTTCTCCTGAATCTTCTGAATCTCCTCCTCCGTCATTACTTTCTTCTTCTTCTTGGGCTGGGATAAGGGCTTGTCGCTCATTTAATTTAATATTTTTATCAAAGTTAGTAATTTCTAGTGCCAATTCCTCAGGAATCCCTACCGCAAGTAAATTATTCAATGCTTCAGCTCTTAATTTAACAGCCTCGTATTGTTCCTTTTCTATAAATTTCATTACAGGTAAATGCTCATAAGAACCTAGCAACTCTAACGAATTATCAAGGAACTCACGTTCAAGCGTAGTTGTAAAATCATTCATAAAGGATTGTATCGAATTTTGAATAAACGATACCATTGACTCTTTATAATTATTATATGTTGTCTTTTTCGCCTCAAGGCTGAGAATATCTTTCGGAATGTGAAGAGCTGTGTAAATGATATTCCCATCAACCTTGACGCTTTCGTCTAATCCTAAGTCACGCATAGCAACGTGCATACTCTTCCATTGAAGGTTTGCTTTAGTTATTAAACCACGTTTAGCACTACCATGTAGACCGTAACCCGTATTGAATAGTCGTTCTGCGTCGGCTTTCTCTTCTGGAGACATTGGAAATCCTGAACCCGTAGAGGTTATCATTTCTTTTCCGTTAGTTTTTAGGATTATATTCTTAGCAACTAGGCTATCGTGGGTATTTAAGAGCGTTTGTCGTAAACCATCTAGTCGGCTAGTATTAACTATTTGGTTTCGTATTTTTTTGTCGTTAGTTTTGTTTAATTCGTTTATTCCATTTGGAGTATCGTAAAGGAATATTAACTCAGAAAGTCGTATTGATAGGTTTTCACCATCCTTGTCGTATATAATTTGTTGATTATCTACCACACTATCTCTTGTCGAGAATATCTTTGGTGTCTTGAAAGTATCTGGGTACGTTATCAAATTAGAATCTAGTAAGTAAAGGGAATCTGGTTTCGTTGCTCCTACACCTCCTCTTTTCCAAATAACAGTACGTCCGTTTGCTATTTTCATAAATAACGATGACTCAAGAAAGTCAACTCTACTCTGATAATAATTAGGACTATTCAATAACTCTAATAACCAATGGTTAGTTACTAGTATATTCGTTCCCCTTTGCACAATCTTAAATCTACCCTGAGCAAATAGGTTTGAGATAAATAATAGAGCTGGAGTTAGGATAGGATGGTTCTGAGCTATTTGGAGATTTGTTGAGAACTCTCCCCATGTTTTTTCGTCGTTTAAAAGATACCAGTTATCGCCAGATTTGTTTTTTTCGTAAAATACATTGTTTAACCAACCGTTAATTCCACTAAAGACGCTCATAGAAATTATACATTTGCTGTAAAGTTATAAAAAAAATGCTTATAAAAGAAAAAGCCACCAAAATAAATTAGTGGCTTTGACAAAGAGAGTTGATTTAAATAATCAGAGTATGCAAAAAGCAAAGGTAAGAATTTATAAATTATTAACCAATTCTAATGTCTAAATAACCTTTCAAATATGCCATTACGTAACGAATCGAGTCACATAAATGGTCATCCTTTCCAACGGGAATATCCGTAGATTCACCGTACTTGTCTAATTGCCAAGAGTATAGGTCATACTCCATCTCTAAGTTACGGCTACCGTTGGTATATGCTACTTGTAATTTCTGAATAAAAGAGATACCCTCCTCTAAAGACCCTGCTCCCTTAATAGTAGGTACAGCCATAAATCCTTCTTGAGCCAAACCGTCTACTACTGCTTTTTTAGCAGAATCACAAATTAACAACGCTTGACTTTCCTTAATATGCGGATATTTCCTATCAATTAGGTTTCCTAAAGTATCCTCAAACATATTCGATGGAACGTAAAGTAACTCCCTAACGTAAATTGAACGCTCCCCGTCATACTTCAATTCAATCAACGCATTTGGTCGTGATAACCCGAAATCAAGTCCGTAGTAGCTAATATATGGTAGTTTGTCGAAGAAATCATCTGGAATCGTTTTCCAACCATGATATATTTTGTTTGGTTTCTCTGCCTTGATACCCAAAGAGTAGACCTGGAACATAAACTTATTGGCAGTACCTGATCGAACGTTCTCTACGTTCGGTGGCGGTTGGTAGGTATCCGTAACTACAGAACCCTTGTAGTATATAATATCATCTACAACGTCGAAAGTTCCATCTTCCCACGGATTGTAAGACTCTAACTGATTTACAATCTCAACTGGGCAAAAGGCATTGTCCTTATAGGTTGATTGACTAAAAATAGTGTTCTTAGCCTTGCGGTAGTCCTCTAACCAGAAGTTTTTTGAAGGATTGTAATCGCAAAATACAGTCTCTGCCGTACGTTGAGTTATTTGTAAATAGACATCCTTCTTGAACTCGGTAACCTCGTTGAAAAAAGATATATCCTGAGCCAAACCCAAAACCTTGCCTATCGAATCAGCACCCTGGAATTGAATTATCGAACCAGTAGCCTTGCAAACAAACTCACCACGACTCTTGTTCTCAATAAATGAGTTGTATAGAAATACATCTTTAAGTAGTATATTACGGAAATCGGTCATTACCGTTGAACGACAAACTGTCCCCTCGTTACGCCAAACGGTAATCCTAAAATGATTCTTTGATAATAATAAGCTAACAAATAACTGTAAGATACTCCACGATTTGGAGCTACGACTAGACCCATATAGAACCAACTGACGATACTTCCCCGAATCATATAAGTTCTTTAGCTTCCCGAAAACCTTAGTAACCTGCAGCTTCATTCCTCTTCGGTTACATCTATTACCTTCTGAGTAGCCTCCTCAATAGAGTTGATTACCTGAATCTGTAATACGTTCTGAGTATTGGTCTGCTTTATAATCTCTTGCCGTTGAAACTTCGGTACTGCGTATTCGAGTAGCTTCGGGTATACTATACGAAATATCTTATCTGGGAGTTCGTCTAACATGGCGTTCATCCTCTCGGCATGCTTGCCCTTGACGTCTGTAATTAATTGTTTCCATTCCTTTGATTCCTCTTTCTTGTCGCTCATAAAGGCAAAGGTACAAAAAAAAC